TCTGAAATCATCTCCACTATCAATATAACATTGTGTATAATTATTACCATCCGTAATACTTGCGAATAACGTATGACTTCCTGAAGATACTTTACCTCTTTTAACCCAACCACTCCATGTCCAAGTAGTTAGACTTCCTAATGTGCTAGTTCTAGATACTCTTGTTGCCATAATAAAATCCTAATTAAACTGTCCTCCACCTGTTGTTCCATGTGAAATTGTTATTGTAAATTCTCTTGCTGGTCCAACTTGAGCTTCTGCATCTGTTGGAGTTATATCAAAAGTATAAGTTGTTGTTGCTGTACTTCCAGTTTCATCTCCACTTATAATTCCTGTTGCAGTTGCTAAACTAAGACCACCTGGTAAAGTTCCAGATGTTTTTGCATAAGTTATAGCACTATCTGCAGTAGCTACAACTGTAACTGATATAGTAGCTTCTTTTTCAAAATCTCCTAAAGAGCCTGAAGCAGTTGTCCATGTCGGAGCTATAGTTGATTGTAAAATTGCGTTAGTTGACATTCCAGCATTACCATCTGGATTCTCAACTCTAACTCGGTAATCTCCACTTGGTAAATTGAAGGTTGCCGAAATAGAGGTTGCACTTGCCCAAGAAACTACTGAAGCTCTTGTATATGCATTTGTTGCACTTACAGCTTCTACAATAGGTACATGAGTAGAATCAGATGCAAAATTTGTTCCTGTAATAGTTACACTTGTTGTTGTATCTGGTAAAATAACTGTACTTACTGCAGTTACAGTAGGTTTTGCTTCTACTGCATCTACCCAAGTTAATTGATTTGAAGTTGTTCCATCTGTTGCTAAAACTTGTCCATCTGTTCCAACTCCTGTAGGGAGTGTTAAAGTATATCCAGCTCCTGCTGAATGAGCAGGACTTTCAATATGAACTGCATGAGTATTTTGTTCACAATTTAAAGTTAACTTACCAGCAGCACTTGCACCATCACCTTTAATTTCTAATCCAGGTGTAAATTCTGTTTTAGCATTTGTGACTGCATCTGCAGCTAACTTTGCTGTAGAAACATTTAAATCTTTAACCTTTACAGTTTCAACTGCATCAGTTGCAATTTTTGCTGCAGTAACTATACTATCAGCTAAATCACTTGAAGTTAAAGGTAGTCTTGCAGGGGTTGCACCAACATACGCCATTTATATTATCCTTAATATTATGTACTAATTGAATCAACAACACTTAAAACAATATCAACTGAAGTAGCTGCTGAAGCATAAGCTTCAACTGAATCTCCAGTTTGTAATACAACTTTTGAACCACCATCAATTAATTCTAAACTTCCACCTGTAGGGATGGGAGCATCTTTAATAATGTAATAGTTTGTTGAAGTATTTTTTACATAAACAGTAATATCTACTGATACACCAGAAGTATTAGTACATCTAACACCTATGATTGCATCATTTGTTGTAGTAGCTGCTCTTAGTTCTTGAGGAGAAGCTAAGAGAGTGATATTTCGATTAAGGGTTCTTTGAAAATTTTGAGCCATTTGTTATCCTAATTATACCATATTTTTGCCATGTTGTAAACTACAAAGCAATCGCCATAGCCACAGCAAAACCTGCAGTAGCTTTCGTATCTATTTGAGTCTGTGCATTAGAACTCAAAGTATTAATATATTGGAATTCTGTATTTGTTACAGTTCCATCTGCTATTTTTATAGCATCTATTAAAGCAGATAAAGTTGTTACTCCTAAATTATCAGAAGTAAAAGCACCACTTATCGCTTTATTTTTCCAAACACTTGCAGCATTATCATATATTAAATAATTAGCATCTGCAATACCTGCAATCGTTACATCATTTAATTCTGATAATTCATTTTCTGTTGCAACTTGACCATCAACATAAGCTGTTGTTGCAAGTTTAGTTGAGTTATCACTTGCTGATTGTGTAGGAGCTGTAGGGTCTCCAGTTAAAGCTGGAGAAGCTAAAGGTGCTTTTAAATCTATTTGGTCTTGAGCATTTGAACTTAAACTATTTATATATTGAAATTCTGTACTTGTAACAGTACCATTTGCAATCTTTGTTGCATCAATAGCTGCTGCTGCTTTAATACTTGCATTAGCTAAATTTGTAATTGAATTACCAGTAGCATCTTCATCTATTGTTTTATTTGTAAATGTAGTAACACTATCTGCTGTAACAGTAGAATGTGATTGTGCATCAACATAAGCTTTAATAGATTGTTGAGATGCAACTGCTATAGCAGAATCATCCGCTAAAGTATCGTCATCTAAAAATGCTGTACCACTAAGTGTTCCATTTAAAACTGGGCTAGTTAATGTTTTAGCTGATAAAACTTGAGAACCAGTTAATGTAGCAACAGTACTATCAATTGCAATATCATCTGCATTTGCAGTAATACCTGTTCCGCCAACAACATTTAAAGTAACATCACCTGATGTTCCACCACCTGTTAAACCTGTTCCTGCAACAACTGAAGTAATATCTCCAATAGGTTTAGCATCAATATAAGCTTTAATAGATTGTTGTGAAGCTACAGCAGTTGCTGAATCAGATGACATAGTATCTTCATCTTTAAAAGCTGTTCCACTAATTGTTGTATCAAGAACTGGACTTGTTAATGTTTTATTTGTAAGAGTATCAGTAGTTGCTTTTCCAACTAATGTATCTGTAGAGGTAGGTAAAGTTATTGTTCCAGTATTTGAAATACTAGAAATAACTGGAGTTGTTAAAGTTTTATTTGTTAAAGTATCTGTAGTAGCTTTACCAACTAATGTATCTGTTGAAGTAGGTAAAGTTATTGTTCCAGTATTTGAAATTGTTGCTATAACTGGAGCAGTTAAAGTTTTATTTGTTAATATTTGAGTACCAGTTAATGTTGTAACTGTAGCATCAATTGCTATATCGTCTGCGTTAGCAGTTATACCAGTTCCACCAATTACATTTAGAGTTGGTATTGGTCCTGATAAATCTGTTCCAGTTAAACCAGTTCCTGCTACAATAGAAGTAATATCTCCGATAGGGACTGCATCTACATAAGCTTTAATTGCTTTAGCAGAAGCTAGTGTATCATCACTTGCTGAAACTGAAGTTAAATCTGTATCAACAGATGTTACACCAGTTGAAGTACCAATAACTAAAGTATCTAAATTTACAGTACCATCAAAGTATGCATCTTTAAATTCTAAAGAAACTGTACCTAAATCTATATCATTAGTTAAAATTGGAACGATTGCTCCATCTTGAATTCTTAATTGTTGAACTGCTGCAGAACAAACATCTGTATAAAATTCTAAATGTTTATTTGCAGTATCAACTAAAATTTTATTTAATGGTGTAGCGACACCTGAATCTCCAAGAACAGAAATAACAGGACCTTCGGCTGCTGTGCCATCATGTTTATGTCCTGAAGTATTACTAAAAGCTGCTACTAAATCATTAAATTCATTATTTAAATCAACAGCTTCAATTGTAAGAGCATCAGCTATTTCGGCTGAACTTTGTCGTACATAACCTGCCATATTATCTTCTTCCTCCTGCTATAAATGATACAAATAATCCATTAACTGCATATGCAGCATTCGTATCATTACTATAAAATCTAAAACTATTTGAAAAACCACTTCCTATTACTAACATTCTTTTACTTGGTAAAGTTACTGCACCATAAGTTCCTGTTCCATATGCAGCACCTCCATATAAAGATGTAGCAGCTAAAGTACCAACACTAAATACACCAGGTTGGGGAACATCTGAAGATTCAAAATCATATCTAATTCTTAATTTTAAATCGTCTTGTACTCCTTCTGGTTTAATATTTGCTTTAACAGCATAGAGACTTTTTCTTAAACCATTATCACCATAATCCATATCTGGTGTTTGAAATACTCCACTAATATTTTCACCATTAAAATTATTTCCACTATCATGCAAATAAACATATCCACTTTCATCTGCACTAAATTTCACTTCTTCATTAGAAGTATTTAAATCTGAGGTACAAGTCTTAACGACTAAACCTTTTGTATTACTCCATTCAAAAGCAGGGATTCCCTGTTCATCAAATTTAAATGTTCCTATAATTCCTTTTTGACTTGCATCTGCTTGACCTGATTGAAAGTAAAATAATCTGTATTGACTTCTTTCTCTAATAACCATACTTGAAAGAGTATAATCAGCAATATTATCTAAAAGGTCATTTATTAAAGGTAAGATTTTTCTACTAACAGAACCGATTTCAACGTCAGCAATTCTAGCTGTTCCAGCAACTGTTCTTAATCCATCAGGTGCTAAAAATATTAAATCTCCACCAATTTCCTGAATTGTATTTCCATCTATACAACCTATATTTTTGGTTATAGACTTAAGTATAGGGTCAGAATCAAGACTTGTCAACTCAAATATACTATTTTTACAAAATATAATAAGAGTATTTCTAAAAACTTTAATGCCTACAATAATATCTCCAACATCAATTGCTCCTGAACCAGTAGCTTCAAAATCATAAGGTTTTAAGCGGCTACTATAAGCAACAGTACTTGTTGATACTGATTGTCCAGCTACAACTAATCGTTCTGAAAAGATAGTACATCTTTTAGGATTAACTGGAGCTGACCTTTGTAGTTCTTCAAAGTAATAAGTATTAACTCCACCTGAAGTTGTAATCTGAAATTCAGCTACTTTATTGGTACTATCAACAATATATAAAGTTCCATAAGCACCATTTGATTCATAGTTAGCAAACTGATTATTAGCTTGATTTGTTCTTGCAACTGTTGTAGCACTTGCTACTTCAGCAGAAGTCATTCCACTTTTATAAATAGTTTGACCACTAGCAGTAGAAACAACTTCAATATCTAATGTTAAATTTGTATTATCGGTAATAGATAAAACTCGATATGTAATACTATTAATTTTTACTCTATCATCTACAGCTAATTCAGTTGTAAATGATGTTCCAGTTCCAACAACTGCTGCTGAACTTGCAGTTACTGCAACTGTACCAGTTAAACTTTTATAAGTATCTTTATTAATTTGAAGCCAAGTAATACCATCTGTACTCCAATAAATATTATTACCTTGACAAGCAATAACTCCATTAGCATATGGAACTATTCCTGTTATAGCATCTGTAGTTGTACCGCTTGGACTGGTTGAACTTCCTCCACCCCATTTTGTAAAACCATTTATTCTTCGATAGCCACCTGTTGTAGCTGATTCAAAGTTTTGTAAAATAGTTGCTGCTCCAGGTGTTCTAAATAATGCATGAGCACTTGAAACTAAATCTAAACCTCCTGCAACTGTAATGGAAGCTCCTTGTGTTGGCATTTAAATTTTCCTTATGGTAACAAATATGTAAATCTTACGTCTGACATATATTGTGGTTGTGGTGAATTTAAATTATCAGCCATTGACTGTAATCCTTTTTTATACTCATCTAATGCTAATTGTGATTGAGCTATATTATCTTTAAATTGATAAATATAATATCTAGCTCTTGCTAATAAAACTGTTTTATATTGTTCTGGAAATGCAACTTCATCTGTATCAGCAGATAAAGCAGTTGGTCTATTATATGCAAAGAAATGTATATTGTAAACTTTATCAGGTATAGGAGATAATCCAAATCTTCTACCATCAGAACTTCGTATAACTCTTAATGGTACTCCATATTGAGAAGTTCTAGCATCAGCTTCTTCTGCTTTTGCATAACTATTTCTCCAAACTGTTAAAGTTGTAAATGCTAATTTATTAATTGTATAAGGGGAAGCAGTATCTACAAGAGTAAACATATCCCAATTTACTGAATCAAAATCACTATCTACACCTGTAGAACCAGCTTTTGATAAATACCATCTTTTTCCAACTTCTGTTGCAATAACAGTATTTCCATAATAAGGGTCATCAGGTTCATCAGCACTTAACCATGACCAATCATCAACAGCATCTACTATATCAGAGTAAGCTCTATTTACACAATTTGAAACTTGTTTTTGTACGCCTACTCCACTAGAAATTGCTGTAAGTTCTGGTTCATTAAGTTCTACTAATAATTCATTAGTTAATGCTAAATAGGTCTTTGCCATAATACTTCTTCTTATTTACAATCTGAATGGTCGCAATCTGATAACTCATCAATTGCTTCATCAATTTTTTCTATAATCATTTCTTCTTTAGCTTCTAACTTTTGAAGTTCTGCGAAATGTTTCTTAAGCTTTTTTAAAGCTTGTTTCATTGGATTCCTTTTTAAAATTAAGTGGCTATAATAAGTACCACAACAACTACTGCTACTGCAATAGAAACTTTTTTATGTGCTACTATATAAGCCCACGCTTGTTTCATATGTTCCATATATAATCCTTTATTTAAAAGACAGGGGGTATATTGCAACCCCCTATCTAGCTGTTAGGTTTAATACTAACAATAACGTCTAGACTAATTAATTAGGCTATAACGTAAATTGTTCTTCCTATACAATTAGTTCTAAGAACTTTTCTTCCGAAAACAAGTAATCCTCTTACTATGTCAGCGAAAGTAGTAGTACTTCTTAAACTTTCAACAATCTTCAATTGAGATGCACACGAAACAGCACTCATTTGACCCCATGTTGCCACAGGAGCAGTTGCAGTCCCAGCAGGGGATGCACTTGTTAAGTCGTTTGTTGCTAGATTGTTTGATTTGTACATTTGGAAACCTCTAACGAGACCACTTGCAACTAATCCATTTCTAAGACTACCTTTACCAGCGTTGTAATCAACTGATAATAGTTTAGAAGCTGTGTTAGCTAAAGATTCGTACCACTCAGGTGCTCCAACAAACCAACGACCTTCTTCAGGTGCGTTTTGTCTGTCAAGAAAAAAAGAGGCTTGACTCATCTCATTTAAAGGGTCAATTTGCGGACTAGTAAAGCCTATGTGGTCAGGCGTTGCTGTACTTCCTTGTCTAGTAGCACCGATAGATGAAGCGTCAAGACCTAGATATGTAAAGACATTACTGTCTAAAGCATCTCTTAGTTTGTATGCTGCATTGTCTGATGCAATAGATTGGAAATTGATATGTGAAAATCTCTTTTCAATATCATCTAGTGCGAATTGAAAGTATTTAGCTTGGTCTACTGTGAGAACAAGCTCATTGTCTGTTAGTGCTGTAGCAGAAGTCGCTAGACCTCTAGTATAATCACTTACAGTTATTTGTGGTTCTTGTACTATATTTACTGTGTCTCCAAAGTTTTTAATTTCACCCATATAGTCTGTGTTACAGATTGCTTCTGCAACAGATGCTTTACGTAGTGCTATTTGAACTTTCTTCGAGTATATTTGAGGTACCCAAAAGGCGTTAGCCTGGTCACCTGATGGAGTTTCTCCACCAAAGTTAGTAGTACTTGAACCTGCAAAATTTGCCATAATTTATGACTCCTTTTTGTTTGGTTGATAAAAATGATAGTTTTACTAATCTCTAGTAATTCTACCTTCTCTCTGAGCTATCAGAATAGATTTCTCATTTCTTTCAAACTCAGCGTCTGACATTTTTTC